GTTTGCCGACTTCAAAGGTTGTCAATGTCACGGCTGACTTTACCGCCATTGGTGCGCAGGCCCCGAACACGTCATCTCTGCTGATCCTGACGGATGAGCCGATCATCGATGTAAACTCGCGTATCCGCACCTATTCGTCGCTGGCGGGTGTTGCCGGAGATTTCGGATCGACCAGCTCTTACGCCTACCAGGCGGCGGCATTGTGGTTCGGCTATTCGCCTCAACCGCAGACCATCATGGTGGGCCGCTGGGCCTCTGCCTCGACTGCGGCCATGCTTCAGGGCGGCGTGCTGACTCCGGCTCAGCAAGTGCTTACCAACTTCACCACCATCACCAGCGGCGGTCTCGATCTCACGATCAACGGTACGGCCACCAACCTGACGGCCCTCAATTTCGACGCACAGACCAACCTCAACGGCGTCGCGTCGGTCATTACGACCGCGCTTGCGGGTGCGGCGACGTGTACATGGAATGGTCAGAATTTCACCATCACCACGACCGCAACGGGCGCTGGGGCGGCGGCATCCGGCACCTATACCTTCGCGTCCAACCCTGCCGCTAACGATACGGTCAGCATCAACGGCGTGACCATCACTTTCGTGGCAACCGGCGCGACCGGCAATCAGGTGAACCTCGGCTCCAACGCCACGGCGACTATTGCGAATTTGCTGGGGTTCTTGTTGAACTCCAGCAATACCAGCTTGGAAGCTCTCACCTATTCGGTGACCGGCAACGTACTGACCATCACCGACCGCACGGTGGGAACTGCAGGCAACGGTATTGCTACCGCCAAATCCAGCACTGCCATCACGGTGTCCGGTGCGACTCTGACCGGCGGCATCAACGCCGCGACAATCTCGTTTGCGACCACTGGCGCGGGTGAGGACATCTCGACGCTGCTGGCCCTGACCTCGACCACCGCCAACCCAGTCATCAATGGCGTCAATGCCGAAAGCGCCCTGAACGCGGTGATTGCGTGTGATGACGTGGCGACCTACTGGTTCGCGCTATCCGTGGTCACGCCCACCGCGCAGGACAGCGACAAAATGGCTATCGCTGGCTACATCGAGACCACCGATCATATCCAGGGCTGTTCGACCCAGGAAACGACCGCGCTTTCCTCGACGGCCACTAGTGACATCGGCTACATGCTTCAGCAGGCCGGATACGAGCGCAGCCTTGCGGCTTATAATGGCAGCACGCATCATGCGGCCATCGGCTTCCTCGCTATCGTCTGCACGGTCGATTACACGCAGCCGAACTCGGTTGTCACTGCTGCTCTCAAGCCATTTACCAATGGCATCGTGGCCGATACGCTCACGACGCAGCAGGCTCTGGCGCTGGATACGAAGCGGTACAACTACTACGTCAATTTCAACAACGGCACGGCGATCACGCAGAACGGCATGATGGCGTCGAATGCCTTCATCGACGACATCGTGGGCCTTCAGTCGCTCATGAACCAGATTCAGACGGACGAGTTCAACGCGCTGATCCAGTTGCCGTTGGTTCCCCAGACCGATGCGGGTATGCATCAACTGACCGGCCTGAATAACACCACTCTGGCGCAGTACGTCCGCAACGGCTTCATCGCACCAGGTACGTGGACGGGAGAGGGCTTCGGCGCACTGAACTACGGCGATTTCCTACCGCTGGGCTATTACGTGTATCGGGAGCCGATTGCGCTTCAGCCGATCCCAAATCGCAACGCACGGCAGGCTGTACCAGCGACCATCGCTGTCAAGCGTGCCGGCGCGGTACATACCGACAACATTCTAATTCTCGTCAATCGCTAACAGAGGGTCCGCTAAATGGCCGGCACGTATTCGTTTAGTGACACCCTCTGCACCATCAACGGACCCGGTTTGGCCGGCGTCAACCTCTCGCAGCAGGGCGAGGCCGAGGAAGGCATAAGCTGGCGCTTCCTCAATCCGAAGAACATCATGACGGGCGGCGCTGCCGGTGACGTGATGCACAGCCTGGCGGCGTCGAATCGCGGCGAGTTCATCATCCGCCTCCTGAAAACGTCGCCCCTCAATGCGGTACTTGGGCAGGCATATTTTCAACAGAGTGCGGCAACTCCGCTATGGGGCATCAACGTGATTACCGTCACTAACACCACCTTGCAGGACAGCATCTCGGGCGTCCAGTGCGCGTTCCGCAAATTCACCGACCTTGCTTATCGCGTCGAAGGCGGTATGAATGCATGGGAGTTCGACGTGGGCATTCTGACGCCAACTTTGGGCGGCGGCACGCTGTCGAACATCGCCGGTATTCTGGCTGGCATTTAAACGCAAACGCAGGGGCTTGAATGGCCGATTTCACCGTAGGCGGAAAGCAGTTCAAGACGAAGCACATGGACCTGTTCGTTCAGGCGAAGGTGGTAAAGCGCTTCGGGCGTCTGGGCTTCATCATGTCGTTCATCCAGGAGTCGCTTACCAAGGGCGAGCCGCTGGATAAAACGATTGTTACGAACATCCCGGCAATCATGATGGCGGTCGGTTCACTTAATGATCCGGATTTCGAGTTTATCCGCGATGCCTGCCTTGATGCCGTGCAGGTGCAGCTTAATGGCAGTTGGGGTCCGCTTCGTTCATCGTCCGGCGCACTGATGTGGGGTGACATGAGCCTCATGGAGCTTTGTCAGGTGCTGGGGCATGTGATTAGGGACATTTTCTTTCCGTTTTTTCGCGAAGTCGCAGCGATCTCCCCAGCGGACGAGGCGACGACCGCTTAGCTGGTATCCGCTGGCACAAGATGCCGGAGGAAGAAGAGAGCTGGATCATGGCAGGAATCCCCGGCTACTACTCTCTTGCGGATATAAACGCCGGGCTGGTGTCTCTGGTGGATGTTGCTCGCGCGAATGATCATCTTGCCGTGAAGGCTGCGAACGAGCGTATGGCTCGGGAAAGGCTGAATCCTCATGGCTGACGCCGGTGCCGTTATCAAGGAATACGTATTTGCGCTGGGTTGGGACATCGATGATGCCGCCGACCGCAAGTTCGCACGCGCCCTCAAGGATACAGACAATGCGGTTCTTGCGGTAGGGGCTAGCCTGACGGCGGCGGGGATCGCCGCTTTGACGTTTACGGACAAGATGGCCGACAGCATGGAAAAGCTGTATTTCGCCACGCGCAGGACGGGTACGACGGCGGCAGAGTTTCAGGGACTTCAGCTATCGATAGCAAATGCGGGCGGTAGCGCAGCGGCTGCCGCGCAGTCGATGGAAAACCTTTCTCGATATGTCAAATCGCAGCCTGGCGGGGCGGACCTCCTCAAATCGTGGGGTGTCGATGAAAAGGGCATAAAAAACTCTGCTACTGGACTAGAAGAACTAGGCCGTATTTGGCAGAAAATGTCGGAGACGGTCGAGGGTCGAAATCTTGCAGAGAAAGAGGCCGGTATTGTTGGAACGGATTATTCGACGTTCCAGGCGCTTATCAGCGGTAAGTATGAGGAGGAGGCTGCGAAGGCAAAGGCCAGGACTGAAGAGATTCGGAAGATGTTCAATCTGACTCCGAAAGACCTTGAGGATGCCCATAAGCTTGAGGACGAGGTACGAGACCTGGTGCCGGTGTTTATTGCCGCCGGTCAAAAAATTGAGAGTGACTTCAACGCTCCTGTCTCGAAGCTGATAGGCCTTCTCGATCACGCCCTTACAAACATCGTGGCTTTCGCCGATGCGATCAAGGCAAATGGTTTTGCCAGCGTGGATCGCACCATCGGCAAAAACATTCACGACAACATGGTTGCCTCAGGCATTCCGGAGTCCGCCGTCGATCTGCTGTTCCATCCGTGGGAGACCGAAAAGAACTGGGCCACAAATACCGTTCCGAAAGCCTTGGGCATGAGGGGCAAGAGTACCGATGGGATGATGACCTCCGCGGAAGAGGCCCACTCCTACCTCACCAATCTTGGCTGGTCTCCCGTTGCCGCTGCCGGAATCGTCGGCAACCTGATGCAGGAAAGTGGAGTTGGAACGAACCCGCACATGAACGACGATCCAGCGCATCAGGGTATGGCCCAATGGGATGCGACGCGGCAGGCGGAATTCCGGCACCTCACAGGTCATGATCTTGCCCACGCTACGCAGCAGGAACAGCTTTGGTTTATCAATTGGGAGTTGACCCACGGTAAGCGATTTGCCGCTACAGCAGCCGCGTTGCGTGGTGCCAAGAATACTCAGGATGCTTCGGACATTGTCCAGAACGGCTTTGAGGTTGCGCCGGGGCAGCAGACTTCGTACCGGGAGCTATTCTCCCACCAAATTTATAACGATGTTGGCGGTGCATCTATGCCCGCTTCTGCTGGCAATGTCGCCATTACCGTACATGCTCCGGTCACGATCCATGGCAACGCTGACGCCGATACCATAAAGGGCGCGGTACAGGGATCGTATTCAAAGATTTCTGCTGATCTATCGAGGCAGTTCCAAAGCCAATGAGCATTATCCCTGGCGTATCGTCGATCTCGGCGAGCAGCAACACCAGTACCGGAGACTTTTTTGACAACGCCATATCGGCCCTGATTAAGCCTGCACGTCAGTTCAACACGCTAGTGGCGCAAATCACGATTTCCGAAGCGCACAGCGATGATTGTGATATCACTTCGCATCCGGTTCAGGATACCGCCAATATCTCGGACCACATCATCATCATGCCCGCCCAGCTTACGATCCGCATGGGCTGGACTAACTACGGGCTGCAAAGTGTC